TGCCAAGGTGTATGCTGTATTGGCCTGCGCCTGACCTGCTTTGGCCTGCGCTTCCATTGCCGCTGCTTGCAGATACTGCGCCTGCGGATCTGGCTGCTGCTGCGACTGCGCCTGTTGCAGTTCCTCTAGCAGCGCCTGCTGTTCCTCTGGGGTCGGTTTGACCACGCCCATCTTGATCAGGCGGTTGCGGAAGAAGTCACGCACATCAGCAATGCCTTCGCCTTCCATGTTCAGCATCGCCATCGAGCCAAGCACCTGCTGCGTCTCTGGATCGGTTGCCAGTTGCATCATGCCCATCAGCGATCGAACTGTTGCAGCGCGCCTGGATTCCGACGATGGCCCGACCTCAACCGCAACGTCAAACTTGGCTTTGCTCAGGTCGTTCTCATACTCTACCGCACCAGTGTCTGGGTTCAGCACGGGCTTGGCCAGTTCGACCGTAGACATTTGGCCTTGCGATCCGATGCCCTTTAGCTTGCGGCCTGATTCAACCATGACATCGCGTGACATCGAGAGCCAGATTTCACCGCAGCGCTTGATAGCCTTCGCCATGTTCGACATGTAGATGTAGGTCTGCATGTCGATCTTGTTCTGGATCAACTCCACAGCCTTGCCAGAGATGTTGGAAATCATCTCCTCACCAGCTTGCTGGTTGCCAAGCAGATCGTTGATGTCTTGCTCGGTGATCTGCAACAGGCCAGCCAATGCGGGCGGGATTTGAGGCGGCTTGGTGTATGCCACAGGGCCAGCCAGTGCCTCGTTGCCGTTCGCATCCGTCATCGTATTGATTAGCAGATATGGGTAGTTCTTCAGGTTGTCCTCGGCCCACATGATCTCATAGCCAGCGACTTGCTCGGCTGCAAAGATCGGCTTTTCAGTCGTGGACAGCGCAGAGATTTCGCCCAGCTTCGACAACTGCATGTTCTTGAGCCGCTGCGCATCCTTGGCCATGCGGACGTGGCCCATGCATCGCTCAATGTTGTCGATATACCAGCGCTTGCCATAAACGGGCACAATCGGAATTTCAGTGCCAGCGATATAGCCGCTGTCTTCCAGAATGCCGTTGCCGCTCATGATATACTTATGCACCTTGCGGCGCTTTACACGCTTCTGGCGCACCTCGACCTGGCCCGTGGCCGTCAGCATGTTCTCAAGTTCTGGATCGTCAGCAAAGTCTTTCTCGCTATAGCGGGTTTCCTCGCCGTCGATCGATCGGAACGTGCGGATCAGTTCCGATGCTTCCTCAACGCGGAAAACCTCGGCGATGAATATCATGTCGGGCGTTGACCAGTCAAATTCGTTCTGGTGGATCTCATGCGGCCATGTGTCGGGGTCATCATTCCAAGCGGCCTTATACGATTCCCGCGTCATTGCCGTCAGGACGTAGCACAGCCGGGCATCGCTCTTGTCTTGGCGCTTTGCGTCCATGTCGAAGAACACAGTCGTGTCGGCGTCATAGATCGGCTCGATGCGAATGCGCTGGTTGTCGTTCTCAGAGTCGTATTCGTCTTCGTATTCGGTGCGCAGACGGAATGCACCAAAGCCACCGCCAACGGCCTCTTCAAAGGCGTTGTCATAGGCTTCGTCAGCGCCGCTGTCTTGCTCATCCGCACGGAACAACATGTCGCAAGTGTCGGCCAGCTTATCGTCTGACGTGCCATCCTTGCTAACGAAGTCCACAGTGATGCGGTTGTTGCGGTATTCGTTGATGATCCGCATCACCGACAGGTGGATTTTGTTGACCTCAAATCGCGGCTTATTGTTGAACTGCTCGGCGAGGTTGCCTTCCCACTGCGCCCCGGCGATGGAATAAAAGCGACGATCCTCAAGGCATTGCAGACGGCCTTCACGCATGGCGCTTTGAATGTCGTCGAACTCTTGCAGCGCATCCTCATGCACTGTTGCAAGCCGTTCGCTTCTGGTCATTCTTGCCACGGCAATTCCCCGCAATTAATTTCGCGCTATTATACGCTCATTTTGAGGATAAAACAATCACCTCGCCATGGGCATCATTGTGACCACTGGCCGTGCCTTTGGCTTCTGCTGGACGTTAGCCCGTCTTGCACCTTCCAGTGCGTAGCGAACCGCATCGATGACGTGGTTGTCGCGGTCATCCAGCACTGGCAAAACCTTGCCCGTCATCTGATCCGTCTTGTAACTGTACAGGGTTAGTTCGTCGATCGTGTGCTTGCAGCGTGGATGCACAACGATGTCAAACGACTTGAGCCATTCGATCCCATCCTCAACAGACTTCGCGCCCTTGACCGCTGATTGTATCTTAGGGAATCCGTTCTTGCGCATGTGGCTGACAGTCTCAGGTCGTGCGCTGTCTGCAACCATTGGCCATTTCTCAGCCTCTGGTATGGACATGAACAGCGATGGCGTGTCAACAATCTCGCAGCCGACCTGATAAGCCTCGTAGTCGATGTATAGCTTGCGGCCTATGATGTGGCAGCGCACGCAGACTGTTGGATCGGTAGCAAAGCCCCAGTCTGCACCGAGGCGGTGGATCGCATCAGGTGGCGCGTCGAAGTCCTCAATCACCCAGTTCTTGAACACTCGCGTTTCGCTGTTGCGAACATACTGGCCCTTCCAGATGTGCTGGTATTTGTCTGGGTCGCGCCGCAGATCGTATTCCATCTCGTCGCGCAGAACGTCTGGAAACCACGGATTGTCAGAATAGTTGACCTCGACCACGATGCTGTCGGCCGGCGCGTTGTTACCACGCAGCAGCGATTCAACTGGGTCATCCTCATAGCGCGGGTTCCAACTGAACAGCAGCTGCGAGTTGGGCTTGCGGATTGTCGGGCGCAGCAGGTCTAGGGAGAACTGGCTGATAGATTGCGCCTCTTCCACCCAAGCGATGTCAAAGCCTTCGAGCGACTTGATGCTGTCGGCTGTATGGTTCTGCATGCCCTGAAAGATGATGACGCCACCGTGCGGGCATTTGATCTCGGCTTGCTGCACCTCAAACATATGCCCAACGCCAAGTTCCTGTATCTTGTTCTCGATCAGTTTCTTGACGGATTGCTTCAGAGACTTCTGCACCTCACGCACGCAGACCACATCTGTGCGCTTCATCACGCAGCGCTCAACAATCCATTCGGCAAAGAAGGTTGACTTGCCAGAGCCGCGCCCGCCAAAAGCGCCGATGTAGCGGGCGTGTTCTTTCTTGAGGATTGGAACAGCCCAGCGCGGGGTGTTGATGTTTAGGTTCATCAAGGCCCAACCACCAATTTATCCCATTGGCTTTGCGAAAAAGAGATTGATATCGCTTCCGCAATATCGCTTGAAGAAACCCCAAGGTTTTGCGCCGCTCCGTTAACGCCAAATTGTCGTACCAAGTTTATTATTTGGTCCTGTGGCGTTCCAGCTTCTGCATTGTTACCTAGCTCAAATAATACAGCCACCCCGCCAACGCCCGCACTCAAATTACGAAGATGCGCAAACATTGGGTCAAAACGAGCAAATGAAGAACGAACATTTGTTGCTGGGTCCAAAATTGCCAACGTGTCGTGCACATCACCACTTCCTGGGGCGACATCATCCGCAAAAAATGCAGCGTCATATCCTTTAGACATTAAAGAATCTTCAATTCCTGATACAGTTTCCGCTGACGTATAGTTTTCATTTAACGGAACCCAAGACATATCATAGTCTAAGTTTGATCTGTCCAAGCCAGAGACACTTTCGTACTCGGCAAGAACATCGTCCCCCGTTGCTCTGTTCTGCGCGCTAACCTTGAACTTTCCGACTGTTGCACCCGTGTAATCACCGTTTCCCGCATCAGTTCTGTTGAGCGCGTATTCAGAAGCAATGTCCGGCTCATACGCATAATATTGCGTTTGTTTCCGCTTTGGGTTTGCGTTGATCACAGTTGCATCGCCGCCCCTGTAAAGTTCTCGGTTAAATTTTTGCTCCGCCCGCGCCATTCGGCTTGCTTGGTCCATAGGCAGCGGCGTGTAGTTATACATGTATTGCGGATCAGCAGCGCTCATCATGTCTTCGGTCACAGCACCACCATTACCGGCGGCACGTAATTCAAGAATGTTTTTTGCGATTGCCTCGGCTTCGTTGCGTGGGGGTGGTAATTGTTCCCGCATCGCCCGCTCAGCATCCGCAAACGTCACTGGCGGTCGGCCAACATCGCCAGCGATTGGGTTGCTGTATAGGGTTGGCATAGGGCCGGGCTGAGTTGCGCGGTCTACAATGGTTTGACGCAGTGGCGACCACCCAAGCAAGCTTTCCATCAATGCTGTGGCAGCTTCTCTGCGAAACGCATATTCGGCTTTCTCTTGTTGCGAAAGATATTTCCAAGGTTTATTAAACTTTCCCGGACGCAATTTATCTTGCGCATATGACTTTGATATATCTTCTTTTTGCGCTCCCGATAGCGAACGCCACATTTGCAAGGAATCGTCGGATAATGATTTTTTAGTTGCGCTTTCTATTTGAATTTTTTGCATCGCAGGAATGGAGCTGGTATATTGTGCGTCAATTCTAGAAAACAACTCTTCTGGCGTGATGTTGTCTTCGTCAATAATTGTCTGCACCTGATCTGTCTGCCTTCTAAAGTCTCCGATGTCGTGATCCGACAGCCTGAACCCAACCGTTGCAAAAGTATTTCCCGGTCCCGGAATTTTTGCTGTAAGATATGCGCTGTTGCCAAATTTTGTTGGGTGATACGAAACCGACGGGGTAACACCGTATGCGCTTCGCACCATATCAGAAACCTTGTCCACCTTCTGCTTCATGCCGCCGATTGCGCTGCCCCCCAATAATTCGGTTTTCGGATTGACCGGCGCTTCCTGCATTGCCCGCTCTGGGAAATCTCTACCAATTTCAGACAAACGTCCTTGGATGCGCGTTAAATCTTCTGGCGTCCATGCGGGACGATATGGCCCTTTCCCGTAGTCCAAGGCGCTTAACGCCGCCAATGCATTTTTTTCCTGATCAAG